TCTACATCGTCCTCGTCAAAAAATACGCGTGTATTATTTGCGCTGTTAACTTCGATAAATTGTTGACTTAATGTAGGCGCCGAGGCGAAGATTCGCCCTAAGTGCCAAAAGTCAAGTTGTGTTCGAAATAGTCCAGCTACGCGATTTTGTAAATATTTGTACTCGGAGTATCTTGGAATATATCCAAATACATTATTTGGTGTTGCTGTGTATGCATAAATTTCGTTTTCTGTAACCTCCTGTTCGCCAATATGCGCGAATGATGGCCAGTAAAAATCCAATACATCCGTTTTTAAATAATTTTTTGGTATTCCTTGTTGATAAGCAGGTTTCGGCATAATAGACATAATGCCCATGATATAACCATGTTCTTCACAACGATATTTTCCATAATGTCCGGCTTGTAAACTTGTAGCTTTTCCGCTTGGATTTCCTTGTACCGAAACTGCGCTGGGATCTTCTTGATCCGTTGAGTTTGTAATTTCCTGTACAAGTACCGGTGCTTTTGTTCCTGTTATATATTCAGGACGCTGTAAACGCGCATCACTTGACTGAACGCCAAAATGCATTTTAATGTTTTCTATATAGCGAGTTCCTCCTCTTGCGTTTTTTTCCAAAAATTCCTGTAATCGCATAGCGCGGCGCAAGTCGTTTATTGTTGTTGCTCCTACTGTTAAAGAATCGCCTGGATCATATGCAAGTGGCTGTGCAACGCCTAAACCGGCGTCAGCTCCGATTCGATCACTTACAGTAACTTGTAGTTCGCCTTGATTAATTCCGCCAGCTGTATTTCTAAATGTCGGTGCATTTCCTACTGATCCGTCCCAGGATGCTTTCAATGTTACATCGCCTAATGGCAAATCGACTGCACTTCCTTTTTGTGCAAAAGGCAAACACGCTGTAAAATAGTCGTGTTCGTAGGCTCGGTTTCTTAGATTACCAAATGCTCCCAATGGATTAAGTCCATCAGATAATTGATAATCAACCTCTGGAACTAAATTTTCATCGCGATAATATTCATTATAAATAGCCTGGTAAGCTGCGAATGGAATCGCATTTATATTTTGCGCTACGCTTGACGCCGGTGGTGGTGGTACCGCTAGGTAATCACCTAGTTTCTTAGCTGTATCACTTATTGAATTAGACCAGGTAAACTGTGGTAAGCCTCCAGTTGGCTCGTTTACAATAAATTTCTCCCAATTTTCCCAAACTAGACGGTTTGGTACGAAGAAATAATGAATGCATACATCAACATTATGCATTATAGGTGCCACCATCGGCGCAAATCGTATATAAGTATCCCCTGCAATATCCCAAGTATCGCCTGGTATACATTCAGCTATGCAGCATGGCATAAGTTTGCCCATTGCGCCTGTCATCTTAACATCGTGTGTTAAATCGAAAGTGTTTGAGGGTGGACGCTGTACCTCAATACTGTTAAATAAATTTTCCATAGTTTTTGTGTTTTAAAGTCGAATACCTCCTCTTGCTACTGTGTAGCGTGTTTTTTTTGTTGGTTTGCGTTTGTTTTTCATATTATATTTTTTTAAGTGTTTAAAATGGTATTTTTTCCATCACATGTAACTGATCTTGATCAGGTTTGTTTGTTCGCTGTTCCAGCTCTTTGTTTTCCATTAAACGAATTAGCTGTAAGTAAAGGTTTTTGGCTTCGTTTTGTTTTAAATTTAGCACTTCGCTGATTTCTTTCCATGTTGCGCTAAAATCGTTTTTTAAAATTACTGTGCAGATTCTCTGATAATCTGACTTAGTAAATTTTGGTTTTTCTGTGATTTCCATATAATATTTTTTTTAGGTGTAGTTGCCGTAGGCTGTCGCGACTATTTATTCATATTCGCTGCGCTCATTGACTGAATAAATATCGCTCTTTTATTGCCTAATGTTTATTTTAACAGTTTTAATACTTCGATAATTGTTTTTATATAATACTGTGATGTCATGCCAATCTCCATGTCTGCTACTTTTGCCTGTGCTGCTATAATCTTACCTTGATTTTTTGCGTTTTCTAACGCTGTTTGCAGTTGATCCTTTTGTGTTTGTTCCGTTGCCTTCGCTATTTCAGCATTAATATAACTAACCGTTGCTTGTGAAATAATGTTATTAATTTGCGATTCGGTGGTAGCCTCCGTAATATAATTAGTGTAGTTTTGTGCTGTTATTTGACCGCGTTTTATATCTTGATCCAGATCGCGCTGTAAATAAGGGTTATTTTTTAAATATGATGCTCTTGAATCAAACATTAAATCACCGGTTTCCGGATCACGACCGAGAAACTCATTATTAGTCGGTGTTTTTAATCCCACAGCCTCTTTTAATAATTGGTTATCTATCATTTTAGCCTCGTTTGTTAATTTTAACTGCCTATTTTGTTCCATTAACAACGGTAATTGCATTAAAGACATAAAATTGATATTTGACTGTGGGGCTATTCCTTTGTAATCAGCTGGTGCCGATCCTCTTACCATTGCAGCTGTGTTTGATCCTCCACCCTGTGAATACATCATATTTGGGTTTAGTCCAGCTGCCTTAAACCTTTCTTTCATTGCGCTTGGACTATTATACGCGTTAGTACGCTCCCAATCTTCATTTGCG